AAAGGTTTAGTCCAATCTATTTGTCGTTTAACAACATTATCTACTGGGTGGAAATTATAATAAACAGCACCAGCATAATTTTCAAATGTACCCTCAAACTCTTGTCTAAAAGTTCTAATATCAATATCTTGTTTAGCTTGTTCTATTTCTTCTGGTGTAACTATACCACCCTCAATAGTAGTATATTGAAAAGACTCCCAATCATCATCTTGCTTACCTTTTAAATACATTTCATAACTCCAATTACCATAACCTTTTGGAGTTCCACACATAAGCACATGGCCTAATCTATCTGATATTGATGCTCTTAATACTTCAAACCAAGTTCGTTTATCTATATCTGCAAATTCATCTAATATTAAAAAGTCTAATCCTGTACCTCTCAATGAGTCATAATTATCTGCACCCTTTAATGATATTTGACTATTTGTTTTTCTAATAGTTATAGTCATTGTAGTTTCGTTTATATCCTCAATCCAATTAAATAGATTAAGCATTTCTTTAAGAGTTCCCCAGACAATCTCTTTTGCCATTTTAAAGGTTGGTGCTACATACCAGATTTTACGATTAGGTTGAGATGCGTATTTCATCATCTCTGTTACAGCTAAATATGTCTTTCCAAATCTACGACCACTTATGAGAACTCTAAATCTAGCTTGACTTGATGATACTTTAAGTTGGGGTTTTGTCAGAGATATTTTCATTACAGAAATAAGAGATATATAATTTATCCTTATTTATATTTTCTTCCATTTTTTTTGCATATTGAATAGTTAATTGACTTCCACCTATTACACATTCTGTCCATGTATCAAACTTTTTATCAACAACCATAGTATTGTTACAAAATCCTGTAACTGCTGAACAAATACTAAAAGCTAATACAAATTTCATCAGCCTAATGGATTCTTACTAGATTCTTTTAACTCTTGTATTTCTAATTTTAATACTTCTATTTCTTTTTGCATTATGGCAATCTCTTTGTCTTGATCTATTATTGCAAATCCATTTGTTTCTATTCCTGATAAATCAGGTGCAGTTGCAGTTGATAATTGTTCTATTGTAGATTCCATCTTTGCAAACTTTGTAAATCCAGCACCAATAGATGCAACTAATCCTAATACAACTACTATGTTTGTTAGATTATCTTTTATATTCTTAACCATTTTTTAACTCCTGTAATTCTAAAAGTAATAGCCTTTTTTTAGACTTAATTTCATTTAGTGTTTTTATCTTAACTTCCATTATATCATTAGCAGTATATTCCACTAAATCAACATTAGCATATATAGACCTATTATCAAATAACTCTATCTGATTCAAATAAATATCTTTAGGCTTATAAAACTCGGTATTATTATATGCAGATAATGATACTTGGTCATTCTGCATAGCATCTAGTTTTATAATGTTTTTAATAGTTAAGTTTTTGGCACTATCTTTAATCTGTTCATCTACTTTAGCCATAATCTTGTCTATTTTAGGTTTCTTTGTTTTCTTCTTTGCTACCTTTGTTTTAATCTCTTTTTTAGGTGCTTCTTCAGTAGATTCTTCAACAATTTCTTCTTCTTGTATTTCTTCTTCTTTTTCTTCAACAGCTTCTTCCATAATTTCTTCAGTAATCATTTCTTCTTCTAGCTTTTCCTCAATCATGGTTTCTTCCATAACCTCTGGTTTCTTCTCTATAATCTCTGGTTCTTTCTCTGGCATGGATACAATCTCAATAGATTCTTCTACTTCAAATACTTCTTCTAGTTTAGGTTCTTCTTTAATCTGAAATGTAAATTCTTCTTCTAATTTTATTTCTTTAAATGTTTCTTCTTGTAATTCTTCAAATACAGTTGCGATCTCTTGTATTATCTCATTAGATATAACTTCATCATCATAAGTCATTGTTACAACAATATTATCTACATTAGCACCACCTAGATTAGAGGGTGCATTAGCATCTGTACCAGCTATATTTAGATTACCAAGATTAGAGTCTTGTCCATTGTATATAAGTCTATCTGTAAAATTAGCACCATTAATATTAGTTACATCAGTTCTAATAGTAGTGTTTGTGGCCAATACATTACCATCTGAATCTTTTATTTTTAATGTAATTGTAAATGTGTCTGCATTACCACTACCACCCCAACAACCAGCTACTCCACATTCTCCATTTTGTACTTCTACTGTGCTGTTAAGAGTTATGCCATTATTAAGCATAGTTTGATTTATAGAATTAGTAGTTAAATTAAACTGTTGTTCGATTGAGCCACTATCTCCAAACTCTAAATCATAATTTGATGATACACCATTAAGTTCACAGCAATCATTTAATACTTGGACATCTCCATTAGTAGTCCAACCATTAGAATTTCCTGTTTCAAAGTTGCCATTAGTGATTAAATTATTTGTCGTCTTTTCTTCTGCTAAAGAAGTTGTAAGGGTTAAGATCATCAACAAAAAGATTGATACGATATACTGCATATGCCATTACTCCTATAAAAATTACTAACCAAATCATTTACTCATTAACCTATCCATATGAGCATAGATTCTACCAATTACTTTATCCATACCTAATATCTCTTGTTGTAGCATAGCCACTAATGATTGTAACTCAACTAATGTAATTAAAACCCAAGTAGATAAACCCATTAGTATTGTACCTAATAATGGTAAGACCCACTTGTTGTTTTTCATTTTGGGGTACTCCAATTAATTTGATCTTTAATAATTGGTTTTTTAAGTGGTATAATTACTTTTTCTTTCTCTAATTTCTTATCAATCTTTTCTCTTTTCTTAATTCGTTTTACATATGTTTCATAATCTGGTCTTTCATGGTCGTATTTATTCCATAGTGCCAAAGCATCTTTACCTATCTTGCCATCTATTGGACAAGGAGTTCCAGCATTAATCATAGCTTCAAAGACTCTTTCGTCTTGGCATAACAAAGCAACAGAGCCTACTTTCATTCCAAAGTCATATAATACTTTAGCTAATTTAATTCTTTCACAATTCATATCTCTATTAGTCTTTCCACCAGATACACCTATTCCAAATGTTTGGACTCCAGCAGATACTCCTGTTGCACAGACATCTTGGCTTTGTGCAGAGAATGATGGTGCAGATGCTGTATAAGGTGCTGATCTAATATTAGAATTTGAGGTAGAGTTCGTTGTAGTATTTGATGATGACCCTGATTGATAGGTTGTAGTAGAAGAAGATTCATAACCACCCTCTATTGCAGTATTTGACCCTGATACATTTGATTGAGTAGAACCTGAATGTGCTGGTTTAACACACAAAGTTAATAAACAAAATAATACAATTAAGACTCCTGTAAAATAATAGTTCATAGTTGTTATCCTCATAAATTACTTTTTCTTCTTTTTCTTGCTTTCAAACTTACTATTTATCCATGCAATACAGTTATCTATTGCACCTAATACTGTGTAAAAAAACTTGTCCATTATATCTTAAATCCTTTTTTCCATGATTGTATTGCCCAGTATGCTGGAGATAGATTCTTTTGGCCTTTAACTTTAGCAAGTATTGGTCTGAATCTTGCAAAGAAACTTCTCTGTCTAGCTGGAATATTCTTTTTGATAGTCATTGTTTTGCTGCCAAAATTAACTTTTTTGACTCTACCGGTACTTCTGTCTTTTACAAATACTTTGAATTTCTTAACATCTCCACGAGATGGTTTATTAAGTTTTACAGTTCTATTTTTATATTTAGCCATATGGCATAAATATCACAAAAACTTTAATTGTTTAAGTAATTTATACCAAGCTGTTTTGTATTTTTTATCGTGAGTCTTGTTATATAGATTAGCAAGACGATTTAGTTCTAATGTTATCTTTTGAAAAATCTTTTTCTCCAATCATGGCAAACATAAGTATCTTTAACACCTTTAGAACCCCACCTACCACAAAATGATCTTTTATTACTGTAAAGACCACAGTTACCACAGGCTTCTGGCTTCATACTTTTATGAAAAGATTGAGGTAGAGAATAATCTATTATCTCTCCATTAGGGTAAAAATTACTTCGTTTGATTTCCATTTTCTATTAGCTTTCTTAAATCTTTTGCTATTTGTAATGCTTTATTTAGTTTTCGTAAAGCTACATCTCTTTGAATCTTCGCTTGATCGCATTCTGATCTTGCTTGATCTCTTTGTTGTCTTAATTTTAAAAATGTGTTTTCTCCAATGTCCATATTATCTCCCTTGTTGGTTATATTTTTTATATGATCGTTTTTTGTTTTTATTCATAGATGACGTTTTGACTCTACCACCACCTATTGAAGTTCTTTTGTGTTTCTTTTCATAGACAACAACTGTGCCAAATACATTACCTTTTTTCTTTGCCATCTATTTCTTCTGCTTTAGCATCTATGATTAATGGTAGTGGTTCAACAGTAGATGTAGTGTGTACTTTGTCCACCATATTTAACTCGTTTTTAGATAACCAGATTAAAAGTTTATCATTACCTTTAAGTGCTTTTTCCCAGAGTTTCTTTCTTAAACTAGCTTTACCAATGTTTTTATTTTCTTTTACTAAATCGGCATATCGTCTTTGTAGTGTTCTAGCAGATATTCCAACACATGAGCCTATTTCTTCTTGTGTGCAACCTATCTGACTTAATTTTGCTATAACATCTTTATCTAGTTCTTTCTTGGGTCGCCCAATAGATTGTGTCTTAATTGTGTCTTTTGTCTTAATTTTGTCGTTTTTCATAATCATGTTATTTTAATAATTTTGACAACAAAGTCCATAGTTTAGGGTTTTGTTTAAATACTTTCTCATACCCATCTCCCACAGCTTGTGCAATAGGTTCTTCTCCTCGTTTATTTACATCTATGTCGGCATGATTAATAATTATATGAAATAACTCGTGCATTATCGTATTGAATAGCTTTAATCCTTTTACCCTTTTATCTATTACAAGCAAGTTTTTATTAGGTTCATAGAATCCATATAAGTCTTGTAATATTTTGAATTGTACTGTGATCTTATTTCTGCCATATTTAATGCTTGGTATGTTCATCTTGGTTTAATGTGGCTCGTAAATATTCTAGTTGTAATTTAAGTTGTCTGTTTTCAATAGATAGCTTAATTATCCTAGTTCTACAATATTTAAAAATTCGGAGTATTGCTTTCATTCATAATCCTTAATCGGCTCGTCTTTCCATTTATGTTTTAGGTATTTCTTATTGTCTTTCAACAAGATAGTATATTGACCCCAATCTCCGATAGTTTTATACCCACTATTCACACCCTTATCTTTGTTAGACCTAGTATTTGATATATGTGTATTGTATTTGTGTATTGACACTTGTTGCGATAGCTGGGCTGTAGGTGGTTGTTCGTTATCCACATACTGATATAAGTCGTAATTTATAAGGCTTATTATAGTGACTTTTCTACTAGGGTGGTTGTTGCTGGGCTGTAGCTGGGCTGTTCTAGTGCCTATCATTTTTCTACGCACAAGACGTAGTATAAAAGACCTCATTTCAGAATAAGTCATACCAAATCTTTTAGCTGTAACTCTTAAAGGCATAATAGCTTCTCCTCGTTTTATAAATATTTCAGAGTCTAAAAATCTTAATGTGACATCTTTATGAGATGCAGATGATATGAAATATATCCAGCAACTAGCCTGTAGTAAGTTTTTAAATATAGGATTGGAATATATATCTCTATATAAAATAAAATAACCTCTTTTTTTAGCCATTCCTACTCTCTTTCTCAATCATCTCAATTAATTGTCTTTTGGAGTATCTATTTAATAGTGTTCTAATTATGTTTAGTGTTTTTTTTGTTTTTTCGTATTCTCTAGCACGATTACTAGATACTACCTCAAAGTGTTCCTCTCTCATTTCAGCCATTGTCCTCTCCATTGTTATAGTTAAAAAAATTATTAGCTTCTTCTATATTCTCAATTTCTTTTAAAGTTCTTTGTAACATTTGTTGTTCAGTTCCATACATAGCTTCAAAGTCTTGCTTACAATTATGAATACTAAATTGTCCTTGATGATGATCTCTGCAAAGTGGGATAGTTTGGTAGTGGCTTGATCTCATGGCCATTCCTAGCCCAATGGGTCGTATGTGATGCACATTAGCTGGTCTTTGACATACAAGACACCCTAAAGAAGCAACCTTGCTTAAATGCTCTCTCTCGGCTTTTGTAGGTGCTTTCTTCATATAAGTTTTTCTTGTGTTTGAACTTTAATATTATTTTTACCCCATTGATTTGCCATAGCTTTAGCAACTCCTGGAAATGTTTTACTTCTAGCTATACTTCTTTCTTTTGGAGATAAACTCCATGCTTTGACAAACCAAGTTGCCATTGTTTTACCACTTTTAAATTTAGTTCTTTCCGGAGGTTTTACAACATTAGTATGTTCTAATTTTGGTAATCCTTTTAACCATAAACAAGTTTTTTTTTCAAAAGCATCTCCAAAATGATATGGGTGAAATATTTGATCTGGTTTTCTCCATCTTGTACTCATCACACCAATAGGATTTTCAATACAAATTTTATCACAATTTGCATTTGCAATATCCATAAAAAATTTAATTGCATCATCTCTGTCTTTGTGTCTTTTGATAGCTTTATCTCCATATTTTTCTATATTAAACCAAGCATTTCCAGTTACTGTTAGATAAGTACATGGTGGAAAAGCAATTATCATATCCCATTTATCTTTGATAACTTCATATAAATCTTTTTTTAAATGCCATTCTGGGTGTCCACCACTACAATCTAAAATATCACAACTGTAGGCTTCATGCCCTAGTAATCTAAACTCTTTTGTAACTGCCTGGCTTTCTTCACAAGCTACTAAAATTCTCATTGGTACTCCTTTAGAGGCTCATCTTTCCATTTATGTTTTAAATACTTT